GAGGCGGAGACAAGAACAACTGAAGCGGATAATTCGTAGGAGATACGCGCTTCCCGTATGTTGTGCTTGCCGGATTCACATCAACCACGGTGTACAGGTCATTCAGATTCCGAAGAGTCACGTTGATATAGACTTCAGCGTTCTGAAGAGAGACAAGAGGCAGCGCAAGACCTGGGTTCTCGCAGAACCAAAAATGAAGCGGGACAATCAACTGACGAGACCGAATGCTGGGTTCGGGAGTTCGTGTCTGAGGAAGCGTCGTCGGCAGTGTTGCAGGTGACACCGCGTGAGGGTACTGGTTGATTCGGTCGTAGGCATTCGCAGGATCGTTGACTTCAGGCACATTGCCGACCATCTGGTCTACAATCTTGCGTTTGTTGGCATCGTGTGTGAGATACGAATAAAACTTTAACCATTCTCCTCGCAAGGTCTGAATGACTTGTCCATTCATCGAGATGTTGACGCTTTCGATGAGGTTGTATCCTATGTTTTCAATCCATCGGAATTCGTACCCGATCGAATTTGATCGAGAGTCGTACCCTGCGGGCGGTGCCGATGATCCAATTGAATACAGAGGAGACCATATGTCGGGGAGAGTCAGAACAAGATAGGTGTCGAAGAGTACGTTTGCGATTCGGTCAATGCGACACGACAGTGTTCGAGTTCCCGTTGTCGAAAACTGAAGGTTCGACGACGTGAAAGACAGGCGAACATGTTCCATCGCAAAGTTCGTATGACGCCGATAGACAGCCCGAAAATGAGTCATGGAAGGATTTCCATTGACCAATTCATTTTGAGCACCCACGCCCACCAGTTGCATTAAGCCTCCGGGCATCTTTGTATTAAGCAATGTGAATTCTTTAAGATTCTTCTTCCACGAGATAGAGAAAGCGTAAAAAAATTGAAAGTCCGATGAGTTGCAATAGACCAACACAACACATCGAGATGGAATCCTCCATACTCTCTTACGAGACAACAGTTGTCGCACGCACACCAATCGGCCGGAGCGTCTGACGATTGAGGACATCCTTGGTGTTGACCGTCTGGAAGGTGCCCGGAGCTCCGGTTGCGGTCGAGCATCCCGTGCACCAATTCGAAAATGACGCAGTTCCCGGAACACTTCCCCACGCACTGACGGTGGGAATCACAAACCGCTGCCGAGTCGTGGCGTTGTTTCCAACCGTGCTCAGCCACACATTGTTGTGTTTCTGCTCCTGGGGAGGAGGCGTGCTGTAGAATGACTTCGCAAGGATCTGCCGCTTGCGACGAGTCAAGTAATCTTGCGCGGAATTCACCTGCATTGTGTCTAGGCAAGAAGGATTTATAGGCGAGCCGTCAAATCTATTCAAATGCGGTTCCTGCTTGTGAGTACGCATACAGACCAGACCACCGGGTATTCCAAAGTCGCCCACAATCTTCTCAAGCAGTTGACGACTCTGGTTCCCAAGATTAAGGTGTTTCATTTTGGATTTCAGAGACATCCCAATGCTCCTGGAATGCGCAAGGCTCCGGAGGGAGTCATTCAGTATGATGCAGCCGCCAACGAGGATCCCAAGGAGGAAGGATTCGGGTTCAACAAGATTCACGACTACATCGACATGGTCAATCCCGATGTTGTGATGATTTACAATGACCCACTCATCGTCTACAAGTTTATCGAGGCCATGAAACACGACCGTGCGTCGTCTCCGTACAAGCTGTGGATCTACATCGATCAGGTGTACGAGGGAATTGCACAGCCTCTCATGGACAAGATCCGCGACCATGCCGACAAGGTGTATTGCTTTTCGGAGTACTGGAAGCAGAAGCTTCTTGGATATGGACAGTTTCAGGACGTGAGTATCCTTGAGCACGCAGTGGATTCTGCCATCTTTCATCGTCTGCACCCGGATGTTCGCAAGGGGGTTCGAAAGACGCTGGGAATTCCAGAGGATGCGATCGTGTTTCTCAACGCCAATCGCAACAGCCAACGCAAGCGACTGGACCTGACGATTGCAGGGTTTGCTCGTCTGCTCGCACAGGCACCTGAGAACCCGTATTACCTCGTTCTCGTTACGAATGTAAGTCCTCAATCGGGGGCCTATTACGATGTGTCACGCATTTTCCTTCGCGAGGCTTCAAAGTTGGGACTTCCCAATCATATGATGGTTCGGTTTGTGGTGGTTGACTCGGCGCCTCCCAACATCATTCCAGACGACGGAATCAATCAGCTCTACAATGCATCCGACATTGGAATCAATACATCCGACGGCGAAGGATTCGGACTCTGCCAGCTCGAGCACATGTATACGGGTGCCCCCCAGGTTGTGACGGCCCTTGAGAGCTTTCGAACATTCTTGAATCAAGATGTCGCACGATTCGTTCCTCTCAAGGATGATGTGTACTCGCCCGCTGCGATGCCCCTGGGAGGATGGGCCCCAAGCTTTGCGGTGGCGGATGTTACCGAGGCCATGAAGAGTGCTGTCGACAATCTGGACAGTCTCCGCAAGAATGTGGCGTCGTATTCCTTCAAGACCTGGTCGAAGGTCTGTGATATGTGGCTGGAGGATGTCTTGAGCGTCTAAGGAAGCAACCACCGAAGCTGCGTTGGCGTCACCAAATCGCCGACGCGCAACAGACGCTGATTGTCTTCGAACGCTGGACCATCAAACACTTCCCGACTCACCGGATCCAACAAAAACACCATGCCTTTGATCGACACCTTTTGCAGACGACGATGTTTGGTTGTCCGATTTCGGAGATAGGATGCATCCAAGTCATCTGTCTTGATGCTGGGCTTGAACGCCAGGTCTTCTCCCGCAACCGTACTGTCGAACCGCATACAGGTCAACACTGGAGTTTCGCGACTATGAAGTTTCCGATGAACTTCACAGTCGACGGCTGCTTGTTTGAGAAGCGTGGAGACACGCTTGTTTGTGATGTCCTTCTCGTACGAGATATTGTAGAGGTATTCGTCTGTGGTCAAGAACGCCTCCACAGGATCCCCTGCAAATCGCTTGGTGGCCATATCGGCTCGGCGAACCAACACAACGTTGTTGGATCCCTCTGTCGATTTGGCTTGGTCCTCCGTGAAGACGCTGAGATAGAAACTCACTCGAACCGTGCGCTGATCTTGCGGCAATCCCGCATGTGAGCAAATGCGAACGGCACGTCCAATGACCTGGTCGTGACGCGCAGGATTCCAATGGGGTTCCATGATGTGCACACGGCGGACATTCAACAGGGTAATTCCTTCTGCACCAGCTGACGATGCCATGACCAAACACAGAAGTTTCTTGCCACGCGCCTCCACGGACGCTTTGAGACTCGCAGGGAAATCGCGAGAATAGGACCCATTGAAAATCTGGCGCATATACTCACGCTTCTCTGCGTCATCCCCTGCCTTGGCGCCTGCATAAAACGCATAGGCGGGTTTCTTGGAATCCATGGTTGGATCTTCCACCCACTGATTGGCCTGCTTCACAATCTTGTAGGGCTGCCATCCATTCGCATCCAGAATGGCCGAAAACACGCCCAGACCTTCCAATTCACGATACTGTGAATACACGAACTGGTTGGTCCATTCCTCGCCTGTTCCCATGGTTTCCTTCACATTCTTCAGCATGCGCAGCAGTTTGGGACTGAACGTCTTCAATGCCGTTTCGGAAAGATACCGATTTGGATCCTTGCGAAGTGCCTCCAAGATTTTGGTCTTTTCTGGGACTGCATCTTCGCTCTGGGCATCGACATTCTCATCGCTTGCTCGAAGGTCTTCTGGAATTGCGTAGTTGCACGCCAATCGAGAATTCACACGAAACGTTTTCATTTCGTTGTCTTCTGTCGCAACCGTCGCACGACGTTTGTTCTGTTGAATCTCCGCAAAGCGCACCTTGAGATAGAAGTTGAATTGGTCAGCCGACATTGGGACCATTTCAAGCATCTTGTCGTTGTCCACAACCTTGGGAAGCATGCGATCATCGGCGCCTTTGAAGTAGGAGACCAATCCCTGAATGCGACGCATGAACAGATTGGGATTCTTGATCTGCAGGCCATCCAGGAACATCCCTGCAAATTCATCGTAGTTGGTGGGCAGGCATTCCAACTTCTCCACTGTGAGTCGTTCGACCGCCAATTCGGCGCCTCCTACATCGGTTTCAAACTGGGACTTCCATGTCGCAACCCATTCGGGAGCTCCGGGGATATACTGCAGGTCATTCTTGTATTGCACGGCAATGCGATCCCCTTTCTCGTTGTACACACTTCGGAAATGAGGAGGATTGCGAGTGATCATCAAATACTTCTTGATGGTTTGAAACTCCACCGTGTCGATGTCGGGAACCTGGCGCAGAACACTCCGCATCTTTTCCTCATCCCACGTGGGAATGGACTTGATGGGAATCACAATCCGATCAATGGGTCCTCGAACCAGATTCATGAGATAGGCGATTTCGTTGGCCCGATTGATGACGGGTGTGCCGGAGAGGGCGACCACTTTGCAGTCAACGGCGTTGTAGAGGAGGTCGTAGAGCTTGCGTGCGATGTCGGACGAATTGACGATTCGCGAGATGAAGTTATGAACCTCATCAATGATCACGACGTTCCCCGAATACGGATTCGAGCCATCCGGAGGGACATACTTGTCGATGTTCGCAGACGACAACCCGTTGTAGCGAATGAAGGTGAATCGCTGCTTGAGGATATCGTCAAACTGAGCGGAGATGGTGTCCTGGGCTGTTTTGGGCAGTTTCTTAAAATTGGGTTCCTCTCCGGGGATGGTCGTAAAAAACATCCCCGTGCGATCGAGGAAGCTGTCCGACAATCCGAGTCGCTTGGCGACGGCCCGTGTGTCCTCCGACAACGCCTGCTGCCTCCAGTGTTGATCGTACATGTAGAGTGGAGCGCCGCATGTCAGCAGTTCCCCACGGTAGTTCTCCTCGAGAGAGGCTGGCAGCATCACAACAATCTTGCGAGTGGTCAACAAGGATTCCGCCACTGCAATCGACGAACATGTCTTTCCAGATCCCAGACCGTGATACAGCAAGAGTCCACGGTAAGGAGTCTCGGCCGACAGATAATCGCGAACGATTTTTTGATGGGGCAACAGTTCCCGAGTTCCCGAGTCCCGTTGCAGGCACAGGTCGACATCCTTGTCTTCCTGCGTTGTTGGGGCGGGTGTGTATTTCAGAAACATTCGAGCCACTGCATCGGCAAATGCCTTGCGATTTGGAAGGACGTAGGGGCGAGCCATTGTTTTTCGCTGCGATTTGATAATGGGAACAGTGACACGAAAAAACTACCGAACAATGATGGTTGCTGTCTATCTGTTTTTGATGGCGGGGTTTCTGTACCTCAAGCCAAGCATTGCCTTTGGGCGTGAGGGACGGATTCGTCCGTTTGGAACACAGGATCGAGAATCCACCGTGTTCCCTCTTTGGTGGTGGGTGTTTGTGATTGCAGTGGTGTCGTATGCCGTGACGGTGTATCTGTCTGGCTTCCGAATTTAACGACGACGACGGCGTCCACCCGACGAGCGTGCAAGGAGAGGACCCGTTGCCGTTCCCACTCCCATTCCCTGTCCCGCCGCACCTGTTCCAGCGTTGTCCACAAGCTTTCCGACCATGAACCAGGGGACGAGTGTTGGAGGTTCACTTCGCAGTGTCGGTTCGACCATATGGGCTTGCGGCGAGGGCGCACTGATGTAATACGCTGACTTGGGAGTCGTATCCACGGGACCCCTGTAACACACAATCTCATTCGCAGCAAAGGTGCGTGTCTCGGACCGCATCGATGAATCCGGAAACACACATCTCTTTCCGTACGGAATTGCGCCATCGCCGAATCCTCCACGCCGGGTCTTGCGGCGCCCCCGGGTCTTCCGAACCTTGCGGCGTGACTTGCGACCTCCCTTTTCCGGACTCTGGGCCTCAAACGTAGCATCCTTGTCGATTGGAAGCTCTACAGGCGGATTTTTCATCTGGTGTTTAATAATCATATTCTGGGTCGCAAGCTGTGCCTTCTGGGCAGGTGTTGCATTCTTCATCAGCTCGCGCTGTTTCTTTTCCAGCTCATCCAACTCTGCCTTGGTAGCTCCGCTCATTTATATGTCTGTTTCAAAATTTAACGACGGCGGGTGAGCCGATGACGAGATGTGCGCTTCTTGCCACGGGTCTTGCGCTTCTTCTTGCGCCCACCTGACGGTGGTTGCGGGTCCTCGTCTCCTCCCGCACCAATATACGCCTGGATTGCATTGTCGAGTATCTGTGCTCGTCCTCCGTGCCCGTAAATTCCGATTGTACCGTCGTTTAGGAAAAAGTAGTCAACGGCTTCCCCATTTATCACAAACCCCTCCTCTTCGTTCTCCCCGTCCTGCCACCCAATCCCTGCTGTGGCAAGATGCTGAATAAACGCTCGCCTGAACCTCCGATTTTCGCCATTTCCTCTCGTGATTTGTGCAGCGGTTGCTGCGGGTATAATAAGGTCGAACGGGGCCGCCATTTGTGTATTGGTATCAAAACTTTTACGCACCTCATATGTCTGTTTCAAAGGTTTCCAGAACGGTGCGGAGTTCGTCCAGCATCGACAGTCGTTCCACGTGGTGCGGACGCACAAGCGCTTGGGCTTCATCAAACGTCTTCCATGCAATTCCCGAGATCTCTCGGCG